TTTAGAAAAAGATAAACAACCGCCCATTATTTTATATAATATATATATTATTTATATTTATTATTTAAATATGATAAGACTTATTTAATACTTCGATTTATTTTTATATATATAATAATTATATATAAAAATGACTTATTCATTTAGTAAAGATTTTATCCAAACGCATCCATATTTAGGAGATTCACCAAAAGAAACAAGAAGAATTTGTAGAAAAAATAATAAAAAAACTAAAAATAAATTTTTAAATCGTGGAAATGTAAATAATATAAAAAAAACTGAATTGAAAAGAACATGTACTCAAGGAGATTTAATAAATCAGGCTGTCAAAAAAACTGTTAATAAATTAAGCAAAAAATGTAAAAATAATAATGATAATTTACGAGTAAAAGCACAAGATCATATTGATGTTAAAAAAGTACGAAATATATCAACAAATGTTAAAAAATCCCGTGATACAGTAAATGATACAACTAAATTATTAGTAAAATTAACTAATGATATGAGAGAAAAATTAGGAACTTTAAAAATTCAGAGTGAAAATCAAGCAACTTCAGATATGGTTATTCGACAAAAAGCAGATATAAAGCATTTAAATGAAAGAGTAAAACATTTACAAAAAATGAAACAAATACAAACAGAAGATATAGATAATTATAAAAAACGTCAAAGTAATTTATTAAAAAAAAGTAAAGAATGTAAAAAAAACGAGGGTATTATAAAGCAGGTAAATGATCAATTAAAGAAAAAAAAATTAATTGGTAAAGACATAAAAATTAAAAAAAGTCTTGAAAAATTAATTAAAGAACAAAAAAAATTGGGAAATAAAAAAAAAGTGATAGAATTAGAAAAAGATTATAATTTATTAGTTCAAAAAATTAATTCAAATATTAAATCATTTAAACAAAAATCAAATCAATTACAAAAAATTCAGTCCGCAAAAAAATAAACTTATATTTATCTTTTTTTTTCATATGTAATAGTTGTATTTTCAGAAATAGACATAATAACTTTAGTTTGGTGATTATGTCTATTAATATTTGTTTCATGCGAAGCATAACGATTTTTAGTATGAGAAACAGAGATTGGATAATTTCCATGTTTATTTTTCATCATAGAATAAAACTCTTGTTGTTTTTCTACTGGTAAAAAATTATCAGTTAAGGTATAATTTTCAATTGAATAATTGTTTTTCTGTTTTTTTTTTCTTAAAAGTTTAAAACAACAAGATATTCCATGTCCATATTTTTTACAATATTTACAAGTAAGTTTTTTACACCTATGTTTATTAGGACAATTTTTAACTTTACATAAATTATTTGTTTGTGTATTATTTACTTTATCTTTAAAATTAAATTCAATAATAGACATATTAAAAATAATATCTAATTTAGTACAGAGTAAATATATCAATTTTTTTTTTTATTTTTTACTTAACATAAAACGAGGATGTACATTTGTAGCCATCAATTCTTGAAATAATAATTTAGCAGAATATGCAATATCTATAAAAACTATGTCATCATTATTACAAACCTTACAATAATATTTATTATTTTCAGTCAATTGTGGTATTAAACCACATATATGACAAACTGGTAGTTTTATTTTATCTGAACTATCCAATAATCGTTCATTTAATATGTTCATGGCTCCATATGATAATATACAATCACGTTCCATTTCACCAAAACGAATACCACCACCTTTACTTCTTCCTTTAACTGGTTGTTTTGTTAATTTCATAACTGGACCTGATTCAGGAGTTCTACTTTGAACTTTGTCATCAACCATATGTTTTAATCTTTGGTAAAATGTTGGGCAAAAGAATAATTCTGTTTCTAATTGTTCACCTGTTTGACCATTATATAAAGTTTCATTTCCATATTTTTGAAATCCAATTTTTTCAAGTATTTTACCAATATCTTCTATTTGAACATCATTAAAAATTGTTCCATCTATAATTGTTCCTTTAAAACAACCTATTTTTCCAAGTAAAGATTCGAGTAAGTGTCCAATAGTCATTCTCGAAGGGATCGCATGTGGATTGAGTAATAAATCAGGTATTTCTCCATTTTTTGTAAAAGGCATATCTTCCTGACGATATGTGATTCCACATGTTCCTTTTTGTCCATGTCTTGAAGCAAATTTATCTCCAACTTGAGGTATTCTTTCAGTTGTTACTCTCATTTTAATATTTTTATGGTTTGTATCATCAGTAGTTAAAATAACATCATTAATTATTCCATATTTACCAGAATCCGTTTTTTCACTAACATCTCTTTTTGTTTTAATTAAATCATCGTCTTTAATTTCTAAAACAGAAATATTTGTTGTTTTTCCAACAATTATATCATTTCCTGTAATTCTTTCTCCAATATTAACAATACCATCATTATCTAATTTTTCATATTTTAATTTGTTACAATTAATACATGTAATAGAACTAGGTTTTTCAATTACTTGATTTGTTTTTGAACTAATTGAATATGAAGAAGAATAAGTTGTTCTAAATAATCCTCTATCGATAGAAGATTGATTTATAATAAGAGAATCTTCTTGATTATATCCAGAATAACATGCTATGGCTACTATTAAATTTTGTCCAGCTGGCATATTATTAAAATCATATAATTTGAGTGATTTTGTTTGTGCTAATGGTTGTTGTGGATAATATAATGATACTGCAGTTCCATCAAATCTTTGATTTATTGTTGTGGAATTTATTCCTAATGCTTGTTTAGCCATAGCACATTCGAAGACATTTCGTGGAGCACCATTTCTATTAGGAAATGGTATTATAGATCCACAAACACCTAACATCATAGCTGGATTTATTTCACAATGAGTAAATTTTTTATTTTCTTTTTTTTGGATAATATCTGACAATTTCATAGCACATAATATATTATTTTGAAATTCAACATCAACGTATTCAATACATTTTTTTTTTATTAAATCATTCCAATTTATAATATTGTTATTTAACATTTCTATATCATTTTTTTTTATATTTAAATTATTTGATGTGTTATTTATAGTATAGATTGGTCTCAATAATCTTCCACCATCACAACGAATATTTATTTCTTTTTTTTCATGATTAATACTAACACAAACATCAAAATTAATTTCTCCATTTTTTTTTTTCTCATTAAGAAATACAATTAACATTTCAGGAATATTAGTGACAAAATACCATCCAGCGTTTATAAAAATTTTATAATTATTTTTATGCTTATTTAATTCTGATATTTGTATATCAGAAACCATATGGGAATTTTGTAAAATTTCATAAATATCAGTTGGAGATGAATTAGTAGATATTTCACACATTAATGCTAAATTTTTTGTTAAACCAGATTTAGCTCCTTCTGGAGTTTCTGTTGCACAAAACATACCCCATTGACTTGTATTAAACCATCGTGGTTCTGGTTTTTTTAGATTTGGGTCAATTGTATTATTTGAAGTTCGTCTTAATAAGGATAATGCTGACAAGTAATTAAGTCTATTATATGATTGAGAAATACCCACTTCATTATTATCTATTCCCCGTATTCCCCAATTTCCAGTAGCAAAGGAATAATTTAAACATTCTGTTAAATATTCCCCATTATTAGATAATGTTGCAAGATTAAAATCACTATTACTTAAATTATCATTCATTTTAATAAAATTTTTTAAATTAAATTTAATTGTTTCGATACTTTTTATTAAAATTTTTTCAAAAAGTTCTGTAAGAAAAACTCCAGATGTTGTAATTCTTTTATTGATAAAATTATCTTTATCACTTTCATTTCTTCTTCCTAAAATTACATCACATAAATATTTTGTCATATATCCAAGCATATAAATCTTATTTTTATCATTAAAGTATCCAGGTAAATATGGAAATATAACTTCATTCAATAAATTTTTAGCATTTTTAATGGAATCTTCGTATGATATATTCAAATTTGAAATACGTTTTCCAATATAATTTAATGCTACATCAGTACTATTTATATATTCTGCTTCGTATATACTATTTTGAAGTAAGTCATTAATTTCTGTATCTTGTTTATTATCATAAACAATATAATTTATAATCTTTTGTTCATCAAGAACTCCTAAAGCTTTGAATAAAAGGATAAGTGGTATAGATAGATTTTTTTTTATAAATACTTTCAATACTTTTTTAGAAGATATTGGTGAATTATTTGAAGGAAATTCATAATTAATTTTAAAACTAGTATTATATTTGCCATATTTACCATCAATTTCATGTAAAATATAAACTCTTTTATTACCTGTTTTTGAATCGTTATTACAAATTAATTTATTTCTGGCTACATTTTCAGATGATATTAGTACTTTTTCAGCTCCCTTAATAATAAAATATCCTCCTTGTTCATAAATACACTCATTTAAATTATGTAATTCATTATTTGTGAGTTTGTTTAAAATACAAATATTACTTTTTAACATTATTGGAATTTTTCCAAGAAGTATATTAGCACTATTTTGATAAATCTTAGTTTCTGTTTCTTTTGTTAAATTATTCTCAAATATTAATAAAGTAATATTAACATGTAAATTAGTGTTATATGTAATATTTCTTAAGCGACATATATCTGGAGTTAAGATTGAACCATCTTCTTGTAATATATTTTTAGTAGAAGAACTTCCAAAAGTTAATACATATTTATTTCTTTTAATATCATCATCTGTAGATGAAGAATAAATTTCACCATTGATGATAAGTGTTGGTATTTTTGAAATTAATTCTTGTATATCACTATTTATAAATTTATTATAAGAATTTAAATGATGACTAATAAAACCTTTATATTCAAAATATTTTTTTATAACTATCCAGCTATCATTATCGGTAATATTACATTGAATATCATTCAGTTGTGAATTCATAATATATATATTTATAGAATATATATATTTTATGAAAAAAACTTTTTTACAATTATTGAAGGAAAAATAAATCTAATAATTTATCATCAGATGTTATTAATTTAGGCCAATGTAAATTATTACCATTAATATCATTATAATATCTTTGATTGTCATTGGTTAATTCATCTAATAATTCTTTATACGACAAGTTATCATTTTCTACCCTTTTATCAATAAAATCTGTAAAATTATAGGTTAGCCATCCCCCATCACCTGTGTATAATGCACTTCTTGTATCGTCAGGACCAGTTTCTCTTGCGGCAGAATAATATATATAATTAACATTAGTTAATTGATTTTTGTTTATAATTCCATCACTAAAACAAGCATCAAAAACCATTATAATTAAACTTGTTTCATGTATTTGATTCAATAAGCTACAAAAATTAGAATCTTGTATATTAAACCAACTTTCTTGTGTTCCATCTGTTTCTGAACTAGAAGAAGTTTGGTTTCCATGACCACAATAAAACAATACACCTAATGTATTTGGTTGTTTCATTTTATTTATAAAATCATTCAAATATGTAGTTGGAGAATTTCTTACGGTAATTGTTTCATTAAAATTATGTTTTGTTGATAAAATATTTTTCATTTTATCAGAAACATTATAATGATTTGTTAAATTATATCCCCACATACTAATTGGTCCATCAAAAAAATATGCTATTTTATTTGAATAGTTTTGTTTTTTTTGACATTTTTTTAAATCTTTACCAAAATACCCATAGAATTTATTATCAACTTTGATAATAACTGATTTTTCTACACCACCAGCCTGGAGGCGAGATACAGTTCCTAATTTTCCATCTTTTGTAATAACATTATCTCCAATTTCAAACATTAAAGTATAATTATAAATTTTATTTTTTTTTGTAAGAAAGTTATTACTATAACATTAAAATTTCTTTATCAGTTGAATTTAATTTTTTATTATATATATTCTTAAGCATGAAAGTTATTTCAGAATCTTGATAATTATCAATATCGTTGGTAATAATTTCTTTTATTTTTTTTTTTCGTAATTGATTCAAGGATTTTGGTAAAAATTTAATTCTTTTATTATACTCATTATTAATTTTGTTTTCATATTTTTCCTTAAAAAAATTTTCATATTTTTTTTTTAAAAGTTTTTCTTTACTTTTATGTATTTTTTTCAAATTAGTTTTTTGACATGCTATAAAATGTTTTAAATAATTTATTTCTTGTTTTTTTTCAAATCCTTTATTACAGTAAAAACAACGAAATGTAAATTTTTTTTTTGGATAAGTCCATTTAATTCCTAAGTCGCGTATATCTCGTTCAGAAATTCTATCTCGATAAACCTCTGATAATAACAACATTACTTCATCCTGATTATAAATACTAGCATCTTCTTCGGGTGCTATTTTCCCTAAAAGAATTATTCTTTTTAATGCTAAATGATTCATTTCAATTAAAGATATAAAATAAAAATCAATTTTTAAAATTGATATAAGTAATGACTAATAATAACCATAAAATGAATACGATTATGAATACTATTATGAATAGTACTATTAGTGTATTAAATTCGTTGTCTCATATTAATTTGTCGGAAACTTGTTATACAATGTACAATAATATTTTAAATATTTTATATTTAGACAATCTATTTGAAGGAAGATATATGAATATTTTTACCCAAATTTTTACATTTATGTCAGTTACCACATTCATATATATTTCTATCTCTATGATTATGTCTTTTTTTAAGATATCATCAACTCAAAATGAAACTGAATCTGAAGATGAGACTGTAGCAGACAATAATGTTCAAAATATGTTAGAACTAGAAAATATTGGTAGAGTATTGAAAGCAAAATATTCTAAACAAGAGGAAATTGTTAGAATATATCGCGATTTAATTGAAAAATTACTTGAAGAACGAGGAACTTTGAATGATGATAACAGATTATTCTTAAATCAATGTGATGAAATGTTGGAAAAGCATAAGTCTTGTTTAGGACAATATGATGAAAATATTAAAACTGTTTTAGAAAAAACACAAGATTTAGTAAATGAAATTGATATCATAAATCAAACATATGATAGCACATTTATTAAAGACAAAAAATATGTTGATGAAAATATTAAAAAAATTAATATTCTGATTTCAGAAAAAGAAACTTTAGAAAGTCTAAACAATAATTTGAAACATCAATGTGATGAATATCATGAAGATAAGAAAAAACTTGAGAAAAAAAAATCAGAAAATAGAACTATTTTTTTGTATAGAAAGAAAAATTCTGGAACAAAAGTTCATACAAAACCAGATTGTGTATTTTTAAAAAATCAGATTGATAGAATTTATGCTATTTGTCATAAAGATTTAGGCTATTATATTGATAATGAGTGTGTCTGTGCTCATTGTAATGATGATTATGTAAGTAGATATGTTACTATGTATTCTACTAAGAATAATAATTCAAAAAATTCAGTTCATTTAAGTTGTGATTGTCAGCACTTAAAAGATAAAGAAGTAAAAAAGACAGAGTATGATTATTCAAATTATTTACTAATGAGTGATTTTGATTTAATTTGTACTACTTGTCAGAATACAAAAGAAACTGATTTTAAAGATAAATTAAATGTTTAATAAAATAAATATTAATTGGTGGACTGAAAAATAAAAAATATATATATATATACAGTAAATGCCTACATTAAAAATTACTAGAAAACATCAAGGAATCATCCAAACTGGAGGAAATAAAGGAAAATTAAAAAAAGGATATAAATACTCTGGAAAAAAATTAAAGAACGGATTACCACAAATTGTAAAAGTAAAAAAAAAACAAAAAAAAAAATTAAAAAATCCTTTTAAGAAACAAACATTTATAGGAAGTGGTGGAAAAAATTACAAAATTTTTGTTTACTATGAACCGATGCCTGACGTTGCACAAAGTTTTACTATGAAAGGATGGAAAACTCTGCTTACAGAAAATGGTTTTCCTGAAGAAAATTTGTATACGTTCAATAGATTTAAATCACCAGTAAGTAGAACTGGTGGAATAAATTGCACTTTTAAAGAATTCAAAAAAGAAGTTATACAAAACACTAATAAAACAGATAAGGGCATCATGATTTTATTTTCTTTTCATGGTGCTGATTGGAATGAAAGAATATGTGAATGTAAAGACGGAAAAACTGTTCGATGCCGGCAGGGTAATTTAATTCTGTATCAAGATGACAGTGATATATTAACGCCAACGGAATACATTAGCGGCTTACACATAGCCCATTTTGTGGAAGAAATTCCTTCTCAGGAAATTGTTATTTTTTCCCTTTCTTGTTTTTCAGGACATTTTATTCAGAAAATTAATAAAGAATTAATCGGAAATAATACGAAAAAAAATATTGCTTTGATTTCTTCGGATGATAAAGATAAGATGAATACAACCAACACTTTAGATTACCCTTATCTTTACAAAAATGAAAGAAATTTATATAGTAAAAAACAATCTATTTCTTATAATAATATCGATAATTTTGAAAAATACGCAAAGTTTATTAAAGATTACGAAGGTTCGAATTTTAGTTGTATAATAGTTAATGGTGGAAAGGAAATTAAAACTGAAAATTATGGCTTAACTACTAAATTTATATCAAGATATGATATAAATAACAAAAATATAAAAGATATTAACATATTTTTAGACGATGTTAATTTAAAGAATCTTATGATTCTCGTTGTACAAACTGAAGAAGATTACAGAAATCTGACCGGTGATGATCATTGGATAGACGGTTTTGTAGATAATGGTGTGAAGAAAGAAAACATTCATTTTATCAAAGTCAATCCGTCGCGCTGTTATGGCTCGAAATTTAAATTTCACACTTTTAGTTCATTTAATAAATTTTCAAAAACGATTCCTAAAAACACACGAATTTTATTATTTATCCGAGGTTTCGGCAGAGGCAACAATCTCAGGAATGAAGATTTAACTAAATGGAAAATGGATATAGGTGAGTGGGGGGGGAAGAAATTTATCACAACACAGACTATTGAAGCTTATTTCTTTCCTTTATTAAAAAAACATTATTCTTTAGTCGTCATTGTTTCTCCTTACGCAGATAAGGCTCAAAAAGAGTTGTTGAACTTAGATCCCAAACTTAAAGTTGTTTCATTTTGGAGTCGATATAAGGCATTAAAGATTTTTGGATGGAGTTTTAATCCTTTAGCACCTCTCTATAAAAAATATAAACCAAGCTTAATGAATGATGAGTATGTCTACAAACAGATGGGTAATGACGACAAGGAATACAATCGCATCATGAAACAAACGACGGAACACATAGAACAATTTATAACAATTAATAACTTCAGTGATTATTTTAATTTTGCTTCCAGAAGTTCTTGGAATGCTGACTTAGAAGACATCGAAGTTAAAGAAAATGAAATTATTGACAAAAAAGATATAAAAACATTTGGATTTTTACCAGAAAGAATTCCAGAAACTTGGATTCTTAATAACTTGGATTCTTAATGAGTGGAAAATAGCAGAAGAAAAAGGAATTGTGGACTGAAAAATAAAATTGATTATTTATAAAAATGACCAATAATGATTCCAACAGATATAATTAATTTAATAAAAAGTTTTTTGAAAAAATGTCCATCTTGTGATTATTTACATGTTAAAAATAATATGACATATTGTGATAAATGTAAAGAAACAAAAAATAATTGTGAATTAATATGTTATGGTTGTTTGAAACGAGCTTATTCGTCTTATACAAATTGGATATATTGTTGTTCAGAATGTTATGATATATTAATGGATGATGATGATAGTATTGGATATGATATTGTAAATTATTTAACATTTTAAAATTATAAATCCAGTCCATCATTTATTTTTAATTTAAAAATTAAAA